GACGGCAATTGCCCAATTAATACCATACGCCAGTAATTCGAGAACGCATTCAGATAACCAAGTGGCCCAGATAGCGGCCAGCATAAAGGAGTTCGGATTTAACAACCCTGTCCTGGTAGATAAGGAAAAGGGAATCATAGCAGGGCATGGAAGAGTATTAGCTGCCCGGAAGTTAGGCATGGACAAAGTCCCGACAGTCGAGCTTTCGCACCTGACAGAGACCCAGCGCAAAGCATATATTATTGCTGATAATAAGCTGGCTCTTAATGCGGATTGGGATATGGAAATGCTCTCCCTTGAGATGGGCGGTTTAGACCAGGAGGGATTCGATCTATCGTTGATAGGTTTCAATGAAGACGAGTTGGCTAATATCTTTGTGGAAACAACGGAGGGATTAACAGACCCGGACGAGGTTCCCGAAGTACCAGACGACCCGATAACTAAAACAGGCGACGTGTGGGTACTTGGCAAGCATAGGCTTATGTGTGGGGATAGCACGGTTGAAACGCACGTGTCGGCCTTACTGGGCGGTGTGGAGCCTCATTTGATGGTTACTGATCCGCCTTATGGGGTGGAGTATGATGCCAATTGGAGAAATGAGGCTGATAGGGCAAGCGGGAAAAAGATAGGAGCAAGGGCCGTTGCTCCTGTTCATAATGATGACAGAACAGATTGGTCGGAAGCGTGGGCGTTGTTTCCAGGTGATGTGGCTTATGTTTGGCATGCTGGTAACAAGGCACACATTGTAGCTGAAAGTTTAATGGCTAATGATTTGAATATTAGGGCGCAAATTATTTGGTCAAAGAACAATATGGTAATCGGCAGGGGCGACTATCACCCAAAACACGAGCCATGCTGGTATGCGGTAAGGAAGAATAAAAAGGGCCATTACAGCGGTGGACGGAAACAGACAACGGTATGGGAAATAGATAAGCCGTTAAAGTCAGAGACAGGCCACAGTACGCAAAAGCCAGTCGAGTGCATGAAGCGTCCTATAGAGAACAACTCGAGTCCTGGCCAAGCTGTTTACGAACCATTCTCAGGCAGCGGCACAACGATAATAGCTGGAGAGATGACGGGGCGTAGTATTTACGCAATGGAACTATCCCCACAGTATTGTGATGTAGCTGTTGAAAGATGGCAGAACTTCACAGGCGAACAGGCTGAATTAGAAGGTAGCGAGAAAGGGGGAGGGTTGTTCCCCTCTATAAAAGACAATGCCGCGCAAAGCTACAGGTAAACCCAACGGGAACCCCGTATTTAAGCCCACCGACGAAGAGCGCAAGCTGGTCGAGCAAATGTGTGCTGTAGGTATCCCTCAGGAAAGCATAGCCCTGGTTGTAAGAGACGGGATAGACGACAAGACCTTACGAAAGCATTTCAGGCGGGAACTGGATACCTCGAAGATCAAGGCCAATGCGAAAGTAGGCGGGGCGTTGTTTAACAAGGCAATGGCCGGGGATACGTCCGCAGCTATATTCTGGGCCAAGACACAAATGGGCTGGAAGGAAATCCAGCAGATAGACACGAACGTGTCAGTCAAAAAAGTAGAGCGAGTTATTGTCGACGCTTCAGATAGCGACTCCCAGAGCGTTTAAGGATCTGCTTGATCCTGTACGCTATAAGGGAGCGTGGGGCGGTAGAGGTTCTGGTAAAAGTCATTTCTTTGCGGAACTGGCTGTGGAGAAATGTATTTTAAATCCCGGCACCCGTATCGTCTGCGTCCGTGAGGTTCAGAAGTCGCTTAAAGAGTCGGTAAAAAAACTGGTTGAAGACAAGATAAGAGACCTTAATCTGGAGAATGAGTTTCGTATCTTAAACGACAGCATTGAGACCCCCGGCGGTGGTGTTGTTTTGTTTCAGGGGATGCAGGACCATAACGCAGAGAGTATTAAAAGTCTTGAAGGATATGACGTTGCGTGGGTTGAAGAGGCCCAGACATTGTCGGCAAGGTCACTGGAATTTCTCAGGCCGACGATAAGAAAAGATAAATCAGAGATTTGGTTTTCCTGGAACCCACGGCACACGACTGACCCTGTTGACCAGTTCTTCAGGGCAGAAACAGCGCCGACAAATGCCAAGGTTGTGAGGGTTAATTATGGCGACAACCCTTTCTTCCCGAAGGAACTGGAAGAGGAACGAGCATACGACGAGAAAAACCGCAGGGAACGATACGGTCATATCTGGCTTGGTGACTATGAGCCAACTGCGATAGGAGCCATATGGGATCGGGCAACGCTGCATTCGGGCAGGACTAAAGAGCCGCCTGAAATGAATAGAATAGTGGTCGCTGTAGACCCGGCGGTAAGTGATACGGACGGCTCAGACGAACATGGAATTATAGTCTGTGGGGTTGGCGAGGACAGTAAGGGCTACGTTCTGGACGACCTATCAAGGCATGGTTCGCCGAAGCAGTGGGCGGAACAGACAATAGCGGCTTATGATAAGTGGTCAGCAGACGCCATAGTCATAGAGGTTAATCAAGGTGGAGATATGGTTCGGCATACGCTTGAGAGCGTGAGGCCGGGGTGTCGTATCCTGGAGGTCAGGGCGACAAGGGGCAAACATGTGCGTGCGGAGCCGATCTCGGCTTTGTACCAGTTAGGGCGCATATCACACGCCGGGACGTTTGATAAGCTGGAAGACCAAATGTGCCAAATGACTTCCTCTGGGTATCAGGGCGATGGTTCGCCCGACAGAGTGGACGCTATGGTATGGGCATTTAGCGAGCTGTTCCCCAAGCTCAACAGACAGAAACCTAAAGTAGACCACCGTAATCATACGGGTGGATCGTGGATGGGATAATGGACGATATTGTAAAAGAAGCTGTAGAGGCATTCGAGACTTGCCAGGAAGCGGAAGAAACCAACCGCGAGAACGCTGAGAGCGATATAAGGTTTGCCCGTTTGGGCCAGCAATGGGAAGAGGCCGACAGAGCGAAGCGAGCCAGAGAAGGCCGTCCCGTTCTGACGATCAACCGTATGCCCGCGTTTATTAGACAAGTAGCTAACGACGCCCGACTGAATACGCCCAGCGTTAAAGTGTTTCCCGTGGACGATACGGCAGACGTGGAGTGCGCGGAGATACTCAACGGTCTGCTAAGGAATATTCAGGTTCAGAGTAACGCCGACGCTGCCTATGATACGGCAATCAACGACTCGATCACGGGCGGGTTTGGGTACTTTATGATCGACGTTGACTATGCGTACAATGACACTTTCGAGCAGGATATTCTTATCAAGAGGATAGCCAATCCGTTTACGATACACGGCGATCCGAGAAGCACGGCGATAGATAGCAGCGATTGGAATATAGGTTTCGTCAGTGACATGATGAGCCATAGCGAGTTTGAGAAGGAGTTTCCCGACGCAGATAAGGTGGATTGGGACGCTGACTTTGAATCAGAAAGAGACTTTGAGTGGCTAACAGAGGATTCAGTCAGGGTTGCAGACTACTGGAAGCGAGTAGAGGAAGACCGGCCTATAGTTCTATTGAGTGACGGGCAAGTAATAGACGAAGAGGTCTATGAAAAGAACAAAGACTATTTCGACGTTTCTCAAATAGTTGTAGAGAATAGCCGAACGGTTAAGTCATGGAAGGTCAAGAGGTATACTTTAAGCGGTCAGGAAGTACTTGAAGAAATAGACTGGCCTGGGATGTATATTCCCATTATTCCAGTATACGGCGAAGAGAGTTGGGTTGAAGGAAAGCGGCATTTTAAATCTCTCATAAGAGACGCAAAAGATCCTCAAAGAGTTTATAACTATTGGCGAACGGCCTCGACTGAGTTAGTCGCTCTGGCTCCAAAGGCTCCTTTCATCGGGCCTGTTGGTGCGTTTGACGAAGACGGGGACAAGTGGGCAACGGCGAATACTGAGTCCCATCCTTACTTACAGTATGACGGTCAGGTAGCGCCTCAAAGACAGGCGTTTGCAGGACCGCCAGCGGGAGCCTTACAGGAAGCCCTCAACGCTTCGGACGATATGAAAAGCGTTATGGGGA